CACGACAACAAATTTTATCAATCACTTTACACATATTATTTATATCTCCATTAAGTTCAAACAACCACTCTTTCTTGTGATACATGTTTGATTTAATCCAGTGTAACTTGACTTCTTTATTTATTGTAATAGTCTTGTTTTCAAAGTTAATAGCATAACCGTAACCATACTTAACACTTAATCTTCGTGCTATTGCATATACTATTTCTTCATTGCGTTCTTCTCTTGCTCTCACATTAATTCTAGTACCAACTACAACAACTGAATCAATGAATCTATCTAGCTGCATACCCAATAAATATTCTATTCTTCTAAAATATATCTTCTTAATATGATTACCTTGACGTTTACCTATGAGTCTTCTTACCTGTAACACATTAAACTTATTGCTACCTTTAGTCCTTGTCTCAGATATAAGTTCTTCTAAGTAGTCTAAGTATCCCATGTCAAACTTAACTAACTCAACATTCTCACTCATTGTATGTAAGTAACAATATATATGTTTATCTAAGTCAAAGTCTCCTAGTTTATTTAACTCGCTTAAATCATCAAGTGTCATTATGTATTTATCTTTCAACATCATGTTGTAAATATATTTGTAAGTATCATAATCATCTCCTGATAATGATATATCTTTTTCTAACTCTTCCATCACTGATGGATAAAACTTAACTAGATTTCTTATCACTAAAATCACCCCTATAATACCTGATTATAAATATTAGAAAACTTAACGCTATCACACACATTACTCCTACGATTGTTAATGCTAATATTTTAATCATTGTCTTTTACTCTCACTATTATTTTTTCTTTTTGTAGATCCTCTAAAAAATCTGGCACATCTCTTGCGTATGAGTCTTGATATAAAAGACTTAACGCTATAGACAGTTCCAACATATTTAACTCTATATAATTTTCCTTTTCTGTTCCTTGTACTTCTATCATGTTACTTACCTCTTAACTTTTCATGTAATTCAATCTTTTTCATTAACGCTCTATGAAATTCATCAACCATATTGTAATGATTTTTATATCTAACAGTATTTTCTATCACATCACATATACTTAACACACCCCATATAATTGTTAATATTGTTACTTGAAAATGTGATGTTTTAACATGAAAAATCATATTTAGAAGAATCATACTAATGAATGATAAAACATAACCTTTCAAATACTTACCCATTAGCCAACACCTCTTTTATCTCATTTCCGAAAAGTTTTATACACTCTTGTGTTATTTCGCTTGTTTTGAAGTAAGGTAGTTTAGTAAAATTTATCATACCCCACGTTATTTCCCATGATACTCCTAAACTTTTGTCTTTAAAATAAGTTATATAATATTTCTCTTCATCATCATTATTCCAATCAGGCTTCCAACCTTCATTTTTAATCTTCGCCCATTGGTGTAACTTAAATAATAGCTTACGTTCTTGTGCTGCTGCTTGTGCTTCTTCTTCGCTAGAAAACAAAACACCTTGTTCGAAGCAGGTTTCAAAATCGTCTATTTCATCATCAAAAAGAAACACTTTTCCGTCTAAATCTATAAAATAAAAGTCTTCATCTTTTCTTGGATAAATAAATCTAAACTTCGGATAAGGCGGTTTATCTTCCAACTTACTGATAAACTCATCTCTTAACGCTTTAGCTTTCTCATCATATTCTTTGATTAGTTCTTCTTTATTCATTTTTCAACAACTCCTTATTCTCATATATATTACCTATGACTTCTAAACCATTACCTTCGTACTCTTCAAGATTAATTATTACATTATTTGAAACAATTTTTTTATTACTATTTACAACCCCTCTTATAGCTTCTTTAAAGAATGAATTTCTATATTCTACAATATCCTTTTCAAACATATACTTTCCATTTTTATCTTTAAATCCTGTGTTAGCCATTAAAAACACATCGTTGAAATCATATTCTTCACAAAGTCCGTCTTCTTTAGCAACACCGTAACTTTTATCATCAAAGCTAATATACTCAACATTGTAAGTTTTTCTTTTACTTATAACAAAAATCTTAGGTTTCAACATATTATTCACTCCTCTAATCTAACAGATCCCTTTGAATATCCATACCAAACTTAGCTATAAATTCTGCTGCTATTTGATGTGTTTTAAAGCAAGGTAACAATCCTATATGATTAATAGCATTTCTTCTAACGATATAAAAATGTCCAGTATGTGTTGTTAACTCTACACAATACTTATCTTCTTTCATATCATGCCAGTTTGGTCTCCAACCTCCGTTGTACTCTGCCGCCCAATTTTGTATTTCTGCTAAAAACTGTCTGTTTCTATCATATTTTCTAGCACTATCCTCTGTTTTAAAAAGTAAACCTCTTTTCAGATGATTTTTAACCTCTATTTCATCTAAAACAGATGTATGCCAAACACCTCCATCACTCTTTAATACATAAGCCTTTTTAAATATTTCATCTGGTAATTCAATTCTTTTATCTTTAGTCATTATTTCTCTCCTATATTCACCAATACGTACCATGTTTCGACATCTCCAATCACTGTGTAACCTATTACACGTTCGTTATCTTCTAATATTGGTTGGTCAATGTCGCTGTTGTTAATAAATTCGTTAATGTCGTTTGCTACCATTTCTTTTGTTGTTTCAATTTTTATTACTCTTTTAATCATTGTTTTTAATCTCCTTTAATACTTTATATATTTTTCTTAATGTACTATATCTTGTTGCTGTTAATCCCTTACGTACTTCACGTATTGTTTTAACATGTAATCCTGTTAATGTCGCTAACTCTTTGTTAGTTATTTCTTTCTCTCTCATTAGCTTATCTACATTAGTTTTCATCCTCTTCTGTTTTCTTTCTCTTACCTATTGCGTATATTAATTCGCTTAAATCAACACATGATCTCATTAATTCTTTATTTTTTAGTATGTGTCTATATTTTCTATTTAAGATTAATAATGCTCCTCTAGATATTAGCTTTAAATTATCTATCTCAAAATTAGTTTTATTACCATCTAGAAATATCACCACCTTACCTTTCGGGACTTTTCTATTATGATATTGTTCCCATACATATCTATGTTTGGAAATCCATTTATTTCTTTCTACTTTTATTTCAACTATTCCATCTACACTTGTTCTTTCGGAATATAATTCTCTAAATCGTGCTGGAGTATGTCCTTTTTTAAAGCTAGTTCTGTTAGCTCCCATATATCCAGTTATACCTTTATTCCAAGGGGTATGACCTTTTTTGAAACTTCCACTATTTCCCATTTTCAATCATCATTGGTAAGGAAACTCCTTTACCGAAGTCATTTTTATATTTTTCTGCTTCTAATGCTAAGCCTGCATTATTTATAATCGTATTCCCTATAGTTGTAATAGTTTTTGCTCTTGCCATTTCTTCTTGTAAACTTTCACCTTTTAAGTTTTCATCATTAATTCTTTCTAATGCTTCAAATAAATGATTATTTAGATCTATTAATTTATTCCTTGCCATGTTCTCCTCCTACATCATCAACATAAATAATAGCTGTCCCTCCAATAATACTGATTTCTTTTATTTCCTCGTTTTCTGCTAGTGGTGGTAAATCTATTATTTCTCCGCGTTTATAAGCTTTAATATAACTTTCCACTTTGTCAGGAGTTGTTTCTATAACGTCTACTCTTTTAGCATTTTTAAACATTGACTTTTTATACATTGTTTTCTCCATATTCCTTTCTTATTTCTTTCAATTTATTTTCTAAAACATTCTTTTTATTCTTCCATGCTTTAATCTTTTCTTCTGTAAATGCTATATCCCAACGTGCTTGGTTAAGTGTTTTTTGTAATTCTATTAAATTATTATTCACATCAGAAAGTGCTTTTAATATATTATTTTCTGTTTGTTTAAACTTCAATGATAATTCATCTTCTTTATCATCTTCACTTAAACTTTCATATATCTCTTTTAATCTCTTATAGTTTTTAGATCGTGGCGTTCTTCCTCTTTTCCAAGCTAATAAATTCTGTGAATCTACTCCTAGCTCGATTGCCAAAATAGCTTCGCTCCAGTTCATTTTTTCTTTAATAGTTTCAATCATTTCTTTAATAGTTACGACTTTATTCATTTTCCTTAAACTCCTTTACCCTAGTTAAATGTTTGTTAACTTCTTCTACTATTACAGGTTCTATATCTAATCCAGTTTCGACTAAAAGCTGTTCTTTAATCTCACTCATATCAAATAGTATCTGTCCTGCTTCTTTCATTTTTGCATCACTTACTACTTCAAATAATTCTCTAATAGTACGTTCAATTCTTTTACTTCCATAATTATGATTATTTCTTAAGCTCCATGCTAACGCTAAACAAAAGTCACCAATGAAATCTGCTACTTTTAAATTAACTTCTGTGTTTAATCTTTTAGTGTAGCTCTCCTCTATTTCATTTATAGTTAAATCTATTGCTTCTCGTTTTGTTAATTTCTTCTGACCAGGCTTTGTTATGCTAAAATTATTTCTAATGATTTTCTTCTTTCCCATTTTTTATTCTATCCTTTCCAAGAAAACATATTAATTATTGCTCTATAAACGGATTGTACTCACTATTAAAATCATAGAAATCTGTAACATTACTTGTCTCTGGATATGCTTGTTGGTTGTTATTACCTTGTTTTTTACTCTCTAAAAAGTTAACTTTATCTGCAATTACTTCTGTAATATATACTGTCTTCCCGTCTTTTCCTTGATAATTCCTTGTAGAAATTCTACCCTCTACACCAATCAAACTTCCTTTGTTTAGAAATCGTGCCATATTTTCCGCTTGTTTTCCATAAGCAGTACAACCTATGAAATCCGCTGGAAATTCTCCTTTTTCATTTTTAAAATTTCTATTGACTGCTAATGTAAAATTAACAGCTGCTTTATTTGATGTAGTGTATCTTAATTCTAAATTTCTTGTTAGTCTTCCTACTAAAACTACGTTATTAATCATTAATTCTTCTCCTTAATTTATATTTTGAATGAATGAGTGAGTGATTAATTTATCTTATAAGTATGTATCATATCTTATAAAGTGTTACATCTAGTTAATATCTTCAAACCTTACTGTTATCAGTATTTTAAATATATTGCATTTTTACCCATGTAATATTTCCCTTATTGGTTACATAATAGATTTTATTTTTAAAATGAGGTCTATAATCCACCCCATTTTTTAACTGCTTTACTCATCTCATCACGTTCTATTCCAATGTATCTTAATGTAATACTAGGATCATGATGGTTGAATAATTTCATGAGTGTTACTACATCCTTACTTTCTTTGTAAAAATGATAACCAAATGTCTTTCTGAAACTATGTGTACCTATATTCTTTATCCCACACTCTTTAGCACCAGTCTTTAATATCCTGTATGCTTGTGTCCTTGTTATTGGTCTGTTAGAGTTCTTATATCGTGTCGATTTAAACAAGTATTCTTCATCTTCTTTATCCATGCAATACTCATCTAATACACGCTTTAATTTAGGTAATATAACCATTTCTCTTAACTTCCCAGTCTTCATTTCACGTCTTCTTATCTTATCCCTGTTTCTTACATCACCAACCTTTAATCCTAATAAATCACTAATTCTAAAAGCTACATTTATTCCCATGTAGTAAAGTAAGTAATCACGCTCACTCCTGCTTTTAAAATAATAATTCATTGCATCTAGTTCCTCTTGTGTCCTAAGTGGTTCTACAAACTCCAAATCGATAACCTCCTGTTAGAAATTATCACTAAACATCATTGCGTTCTTTTCCTTTTGTTAATTCACTCATCATTTCCTTGTATGCTTCTTCATCTTCATCAGTAACTACTCTTTCATCCTTTGTTTTACTCTTACCAGCTATCCTATCTTTTAAATAATCTGGAACAGGTACAACGTATTTACCAGGAACATTATTTGTCTTTCCTCCTGTAAAGGTTGAAATACTACTCTCGTATTGATCTTTAGCATTAAACAGGACTGCTAACATGTAGTTCTGATGGTTTGTAGGATACTTAACTTGACTTAATCTAGAGAAAATATAATTAATATGTTCATGCCTTAACTCTGTTAATCTTTCTACTACTTCACTAGCTTTCACACTCTGTTTACCTATGTGAAGTCTTGTATCAGGTGGCATTAAACAAATATCAACTGCGTATTTAATCCACTTGTCTAATTCCTTTTGTTTATTCATGCTGACTCGGGAATACCCAAAGCTGTCTTTGAAATACTGTGTGTTGTATTTCTTTTTAAGACTATTAGTTTTATTGTCTTCATCATTCACTCTATCGTCCATTTGCTCTTTTTTTTCGCTATATATAATATTATTAGAATGAGATGATATATAATCATTATTAATT